TTTACTTCACCCCAAGAAGGACCTATCTCACAATCTACTTTTGAAGGAACTTCCAAGGGAACTGCATCACGCATTATTTCAATGACTTTTTGTTTTTGTTCTTCAGAATAAACAGAAATATCTAGTTCATCATGTACCTGTATAAGAGGTGTAATACCTTCTTTAAATACATCTATCATTGCTTTTTTTGTTTGATCGGCTGCTGAACCTTGGATCAATCTATTTAACGCTCTATACGTAAATGCAGGCCTAATTGGGCCTGGTCCATACTCATCTTCTGCTTGTTTTTTAGGAAGAGGTTTGTGGATACCATAAGCTACTGGTTCCCATAAATGGAAACGACATTTACGTCCAAGTAAAGTTCTAATAAATTCTTTTTCCTTTGCCCTATTTGCTGTGCCTTCTGTCATAGCTTTAACAAAAGGAACATTAGCATGATATTGTTTCCAAAGATCATCAGTATCATCTTCATCTAACCCTAATTCAGATCCCAATTTACCTTTACCCATACCATACATCATACCAAGATTAATTGTCTTTGCTTGTTTACGATCAATACCTGCCATATCTGCTACAGATTGATGAAAGTCTGTGCTATCTATCTTGTAGTCATCAACAAGTTTTTTTACGCTAGATACATCCCATGCAAGATCTGGTCTTTGGTTAACTAATTCAGTAAAATGAACAAGGATCCTCGGTTCTTGCTGTGAATAATCAAAACATCCCCACTCCTCACCTTTTTCTGGAATAAATAATTGTCTTATTTTAGGTCCTATATCTTTATTACGAGCTGGTATCTGCTGCAAGTTAGGGTTTTGCATACTTAATCTTCCTGATATTGTACCACCTGTCTCTGAACGTAGTTGATTTACATCTGCATGTATGCGACCACGATAAGAATGTTTTAAAATAGAATCTATAAATGTTGTTCTTGCTTTATTTAATTCTCTTGCTTTCACTATATTTTGTGCAAAGGGATTAGAATGCGTTGCTAAAAAGTTTTTATCAAAGCTAGGTAATCCTGTTGGTGTTCTATTATATTTTATGTTTAATTTATCAAAAGCTTTTGCAATAGATAATGGAGCGAGAATTTCTAATTCAAAACCACATGTTTTATTTAATTGGTGTTGTATTTTTTTCTCTGCATTTTCAAAATCAGTTTTAATATGTTCAGCTTTCTCTATATCAATACGTACTCCATTCTTTTTCATGGCAAATAAGACATGAAATAACTCTGACTCAATATTAAATATTTCTGTTACTTCTTCTTTTATAATTTTTCTTTGTAATACGTGCCATAGTTTTAATGTTACAGCAGCATCTTGTTCAGCATAAGGACCAACATACATTGGAGGTAGTTTCCACATCTCACTTTTTGCATCAACACCCCATTCTTTTGCAGCTTCATACAACAGAGCTTCTGATTTTGTTTCTCCAACATACTCTTTTGATAAATCTTTAAGAGAATAATTAAATCTATTTTCATTTATTAAAGGTGCAGCAATCATCGTATCTATTATTCTACCGTGCACTTTTAATCCTAAAGCATCTAACCATCCAACATCATACATGGCATTGTGAAATACTTTATCACAAGGTAATTCTAAGATTGACTTAAGTTGATTAAGAAAAACTTTTTGATCAAAGTTACCGCCACCTTCATGTGCTATAGGATAGTATCCTTGCCAACCATCCACGGCCAACGCTACACCAATAACTCTTCCTTTTTTAGTTGCCCATCCTGGTCCAGTTCCAGAACCTATACCATCATCTTTTGTTTCTAAATCAATAGCGATTTCTTTTGCTTCACTAAAGTTAGGCACTGTTTCTGGTGGTACCCACTCACTAGGAACTTTATATAAACTCATTCATCACGCTCATTTATTTCCCCTGCAATAGCAGCATAAGCTGCTAAGTCTATATAGTTATCTTTCTTATGTGCATGCATTAGTCTAGCAACTTTAACTAAAGCCATACACACTGCCACATCATGGGGTGTTAATTTTTTGCGGAGGAAAATAGACCACAATGCGGCAATGTTCTGATGATTGGTAAGCTTATCGCCGTAGTCTTCTTGGCGATCACCTCCAACTAATTCTTTTGCTTGTTCTAAAATATTTTCACAGATCATAATAATTCTTTAAACTCTCTGTTTGTTTTGCTAGCAATAATATGTAATGATTTTTTTGCTCTTGTTGTAGCAACATAAAACACTCTCCTTTCATCATCCCTTTTTTGCGAAATGCTTAAGTCAGCTTTTCGTGGTAAATCTGTTAATACCACAACATTGTCTGCTTCGCCACCTTTAGATGCATGAATCGTAGATAATTTTATATTTTTCGATTTATTAAAACTAGAACGTAGTAATGCTGCATTTATATAACGTTGCATCTTATCTGGAATTGTATCTAAAGCAAAATTCCATTCTGTATTAATATCTGTTCTTAATCCATGATGTGTACTTAACGATTCGTAATTATACATTACCTCGTTATCTGCTGTTTTTATTTTTTCTTTATACCCGTGTTCTATGTTACTATTACCCTTCATATAATAATAAATATTTTGGGCTGTTGCTAAGTCTATGTCTTGTCTTTCTTGTAAACTTTTCCAACCTTGAATAGCACTAATCATCTTTTCGGATATAGAAGATCTATTTTTAAATTGATAAAACAAACCATTGTCACGTAAACGATCCATAATAGGATCTAACATGTAATTTGTTCTAGCTAATATCAACCATTCTCCTTTGGTAAAATCAATATGGTTATTGAATAATAAAGAATGACGTTGTACTAACCCTTCATCTTCTTTTGGATTCCAATTCTTAATGACTCTATCTTCCACACGGTTAATCAAGTCTCCTGCCACATGGTGCACGGCTCTCGGTATTCGATAGGATTGTGTTAATATTTTTCTTTCTCCTCCTATTAATCCAAGTCTCTTTGTATCAGCTCCTGCCCAATCAAATATAGCTTGATCATCATCTCCTGCAATATAAGCTTCTTTTGAATTACGAATAAGTATCTCTGTCATTTGCCATTGTATAAAACTAAGATCCTGTGCTTCATCAATAATAACAATCTCTAATTTTGGAGCAGAATTTTGTTTGTTAAATTCTACAATCATATCTGTAAAATCAAACTTAGCTCTACTGTATTTATATCTCTGTAACCCAGAGGCTATTTGACTTAACTTTTCAAAACCACCTTGGATATGTTCATTACTTTGTATAAATTCATTTGATAAGGATACATTTTTTATTTTTGCTTGATCAATTATTTTTAAATAAGGATCTTGTGGTGTTGATACACCAAGGTCATTAACTGATTTATTTGGATTAATTAATTTAACTTGTACATAATCAGATACAGCTCTGTAATCATCATCATTCATCACATCCGAATTTTGTAAACCTAACATAAGAAATGCCATACTATGTAAGGTGCGAAAATATTTAAAACTTTTGCGATCCAACTTAAATTTCTCCATGGCTCTCGTCACCGCTTCCTTCGCTGCTTTTTTCGTAAAAGCAAAATACCCTATCTTATCAGGAGCAATTCCTCTACGTAACGCATCTTCAACAATACTGAGAAGATGTGTTGTCTTCCCGGTGCCTGGTGGACCAAAAATTATTTTAATTTTCTGACTTTGACTGTCTTGTAATATCATCTTGTAATAGCATTAAGTTTAATTTTATCATCTTCAAATCATCCACTAATATTCTTTTTGTTAGCTTCATGTTTTTACTCTCCGCTTTAGCTACGAGTTTCGCAGCTATACCTAGAGTTTCTTTAATCAGTTTTTCCATTCATCACCTCTAATATTGTTTTTCCTATGTAGTAAGGTATCTGTGGTACCAAACTATTACCTAATGATTTAAGTCGGTCCACCCTTTTGGGTATCCCATGAGCCACTCTACCCATGTTGGGTTCAGACTCCCACCACCCTTGACCCATTGTTCTTTGTCCTTCTTCGCTACTCTCACGGGAAGAATTGAATCTCGATGTGAATTGATTACGGCTTTGCCACTGTCTTTGTAATCTCTCGTCGTTGGTGTTGGCCACATCAACTTCGGATGTGCTACTTGAT